TGCTCCGCCCTGTGATGCTTCTTACCTTTTCTGGATACATACTGACTCAGGCTTTCTTTAGCAAAATCAAACCTAGAGTTGTCTACCTTATGAATTTGAATGTGCTTAGGTTCTTTGAGTGCGCTTTTATTAACCATGGCAGTATTGACAGGAGAAAGCCGATCACGTAGAGCTGCAACTTCTTCTTCAAGCTCACGGCGCTTGTTACGCTCAAGCCACAACTGGTCAACAATATTAGTAACATAGCGAACAGCTTCAATGATATTATTCTGAGCGTCTACCACAGAAGTAATCTTGTTTTCTTGGATAGGCTCTTTCGGCTTACTAATGGAAGCGACAACCTGCGTAACTGGCAAATCTTTTTTATCAAACGTATCTGACAGATACTGAACCCACTCTAGCATATCGCCTTTAAAAGAAGTGTTTAGCCTAATACCTGATACAGTTAAAATAAATTTTATACCTTCAAGCGTCCACAACAACTGCCGAGTACGCCTCGTAGGTTTACCATCGTCTACAATAAAATGCGTCGGAGCGTCATCATGATAAACAAAATGATTTTTAGACGCAATTTTAGAATAACTAGCTAAATTATTGGCGCTCACTGCGAGAATATTAGCCAATGTGCTGTTAGTAATTAACCATTTAGGCTGGCCTATATCAGCAAGTTTTGCTTCTGAAACAAGATACCAGATGCTATGATTCTTAGGTCCGCGAAAGCCTGCATGATATTGTTTCCAATAGATACCGCCACTACGGACGCGATGATTGATCTGATTAATAGTGTGTGTAGTTTGTGTGCTCATTCCAGTGTTTAGTTTAGGTGTTTAAATATCATTTCAATTGCAGCCTCATATGTCATTTCACCGACGTCCTTGTATTGATCAGGAATATCAATGAATACTACTTCGGCGCGTCTTTCGCTCATTAACTCTTTTATTCTTTTAGCCATTTCCTGGCCTGCTTTGTCATTGTCAGCAACGACGATTAGCTTTTTGAATTTTCTAACCAGCAGATCAGCGTGCCGCTCACTCATATATTTACCAAGAAGCGCTACCGCTCCTGGACCTATGCGAGCAGCATCTAATGGACCCTCCACAATACAGACAGTAGGTTTGGCTAGGTTAAGTTTTTGATTAAACTCAACCGCAGCGTCAAGCCCCATAAGGGTATCATTACGCTGCATACCAAACGCAGTCTTATACTTGGCAACTTTCCATTCTATGGTGTAGCCATCTAATTCAATTTCTATCCCGGGAATCGGTTCCCATTTACCAGTCTCCACATTCTTCTGTTCAGCCGCCACCCAATTATTCTTATAAGGATGGAAATAGTATTTTAAACCATTATCAACCTTTTCAAGAATACGAGCCTGCCACCCTACCTGTACACCATTAATGAACGAATAGAATACTACCCGCCCCTGAGGTGTTTCTTTAAAATCAAGTGGTAGTCTTTTATAGAAAATACCCTTCGCTGCATTCTCGGGAGTTTCTTGTGTGCAGAACGAACACTTGAATTGTTTATACAGAAGTTCCAAGTCATACCCTCTGTTCTTTAAATATTCAACAGCAGGATGAAATGGAGGTAAACTGGTAATTGGAATAACTACCCCTGGATCCATTGGAACTAGGTTTCCTTTACCATCATCAACTAAACTTTCAGACTTCAATGTAGCAGCCTGAATAATTTTAGATGAAATATTGCGAAGACCCCTCTTTTCAAGTGTGGGGTACTTCCTCTCATTTAACAAATCAGATACCTTATACTTGGTATTAGTTTTGTGACAGACAGCGCTGAAGTCCCGGATGAGATCGTCTTTAAGATGCCCATGTTTTAGAACCCAGTCATCTGTCTGTTTATATCTAGAAGCATTAACAGTTAAATGCTTACTTTGTATCTCCTTGCGACCATCTGTTTTTAAGCACTCTGGTGAAGGTAAATAAATATGAAAGCCATTGGCTTCGTTACGGATTACCGCAGGCCCATGTAGCCTGCTCAACGCTTCCGCAAGTATCAAGATGTCTCTCGGTATGGTACTCGTTGATAACCCCTGTGTCGTGTTTACTTCCGTATGCATTGTAAAGCTGGTCAAAGAAATGCAACTGGCTGGCGAAGATATCAAGCTTCCGGTTGCGGAGTTTATTTACAAACAAGGTACATCTAAGATTATCAACAGCATCACGGCGATATTCAGCAAATGCATTCCAGTCAATAAAGTTAAACTTTTTAAAGTTAATTAAGAAATCATGTACAGCAAGGTTAGCAGTAATTTCAGCAAATAGAGTTTGTTCAAATTCAGCAGCCAGCAATTTAATAATACTCGGCTTATAATATTTAGATAGGCTCAGAGCTACAAGTTTAGCATAAACAGGAATCGAATAAGATTTAACAAAATTATAGTAATCAGTGTAAGTCAGTTGTTCAACATTCGATCCAAGTTCACGAAGAGTCTTGGAAGCCAAGGCAATTTCTTTGAAAACGTAGTTCTCTGAAGTTCCCTCAGCCATCTCATCGATCTGGTCCTTGATGTAGTCAAGCTCACCGGGTCTGATGGTTTCACAATGCTCTTTGAGTATTTCATCAAAATTACGAATCAGGTCTAACAGACTGTAAGCCAATTGTTTAGATTCTATAATTTTATAAATCTTAACGACAGATATTTTATTTATGACGCCTGAATCAATCCTTCTCGCTGCGCTTCTTGCTGCTGCCGGGGTAAGCATTTTGTCTTCTGACGCTTCAGCAAGTCGCTCCATGAGAGCATACTCTGCAGGATTTCTTTCCGGGTTGGATAGTCGGTCAAAACATCCTGCTTCTGTGTAATGCGTTCCTTCCAAGCCATCTCCCGGAGAACCATCTTCATGGTTCCGGGAAACCGCTTGATGACGCAATGATATTTTTTCTGCAGGTTCGAATTCTTTTTTCAAGTCAGTCCCGGAATCAGAAATGGATTGGGTTTCTTCTCTGATTTCCAGAGAACCTTCAGGAGAGTTAATACTCTCCAAAAAAGACTCGCGCAACTTGCGACGCATCGTGGCGTGAACACGCTGCATTTCGCGCCGCGCTTTCTTACCTGCAATACGCCAATAGGTGCCGTGCTGGCGAGTGCCGCGTACCGCAAGGAAGTCTTCAATCTTACCTTCACGTTTAAGCTCGGTAAAGATGTCATCTGCCTTGCGAGCCTTAAAATTAAGACGAGTATAAACCCATTCTTTGGAAACAAATTTACCCAGTTGATTCATGTGTTGAATCAACGCCAGGACCTCGCCCTTAGTTCTCTCTTCAATACTGCTAAAGTTCAGCTTGATAGAGAGAACAGGCACATCGCTTTCCGAGGCGATGACCATGTGATCAGGAATACTCAGTGTATTATGATGCACAGGGCGGCGAGGTCTTTCCTCAGTTTTCACAAAGGCGTAAGGTTTCCAAAGCATAAGGGTCGCGATGTTAGCAAGGCGCGTTATGCGCGCAACACAAATGTGCAGTTTTTTTCACACCCATGGCGCTATTCTCTGATACTCGTATTCTCTTTTGAATGGTACAGCTTTTGGATCGCCAAACCTAGACTTTGAAATAAATAAGAATTGCTTGGTAGCATAGGTTGCAGCTTCATCTAATTCAGAGCCCACCCTATAATCTTTACGCTTCTTACTCTTTTCTTGATCTACCTGTTTGGCGTACTCTTCCGAGTACAAGCTGGATATACCAATGATAGCAGAATAATTTCTGCCCATGGTTTTACACTCAGAAAGATCTTGAGAGTCTATTTTAACTTTATTCACAGAAGCAGGAACTGCCTGTGCAAAAGCAATAGCCACGAAATTTCTTTTACGGCAAAGCTCTTCTAGAGCATCAGCTGCGGCTTGGTAGATGTGCCGCGTTTTATCTCCGGCCTCTGCCATAGATCCCAGCGCACCGCCAATCCAGTCAAGGATCACATACTCAACTTTCTTTCCGCTTTCCTTTTCATACAGTTCAATTTCATCTTCAATCTTTTTGATCATGTTGATGTCTGCCTGTTTTTGAAAATTGCCCCAGTTAATAAACTGAGCATCGCCAGAATTTAGGCTGTTCGCCTTGATTCTGAAATCCAGATAGCGTTGCACCTCATTAGGTGTAAGCTTATCTTTAAAGATCCCCTGGCTAATCGTGCGGTGTGGAATGCTGCATTTGTTGGAGACGATACGCCTGTATAGCTCATCATGCTTTTGCTCAGTTGAGATATACAGCCCGGAAGCTCCATTAATATAAGAGAATGCGGAAGCTAGTTGGCAAGCAATAATAGTCTTACCAGAACCAGTACCCCCGATAAATAAATAGGCATGTCCTTTTCTGAATGAGGAAATAGTTTCATTCAATTTAGGTATGTCACAATCTAAAGTTTCAATCAGTACCTTATTAGGATCATCAAACTCATCAATATCTGCGAGCTCAATTCTATCTGGGACATCGACGAGAAGTTTACCTCCATCTTCTAACTTATTAATCAACTCTATATCTTTTTCACAGATAAGAGTTAAGTCGTCCAAGTTTACGCCTAATAGCGAAGCACTGTTAATGATCTTCTTAGCACGCACACTCTTCAGGTAATAAGGTATACCTGTATTAACAAGGTATATGGCCTCTACTCCAGAATCCTGTTTTAAAATTACGTCTTCAAAGTATTTAACAATATCAGGGATTTCAGAGAAGCCTACCATCTCGCCTTTGCTGGCACGCTCGTTGAGCACTGTCTGCAATTGGGCAACACCGATAGGTTTGAATATTCCTTCGCTAGCACCTTCAAATAAACAATTGTAGCCGCGTATGGCATCATATATTATATTATTGTAAGGCTCTTCAAAATCGTCTGAGTGCTTATCCTTTGTCCCAGACTTCAAACAAAGCACAGGGCTAAACTTCTTGTAGCTAGCTAAGTCGGCACGACATACAGCTACAATGGATTGTTCAAACCATTTGTAATTTTTGTCTATGTAAACTTCTAGCTGTTTGGGGCATTTAGCCATAGCAAAATCTCTCTGATGGGGTAACCAAGGGTTTGCGCTGCACGATACATCTGCGGCCTTGTATTATAAAATTCTAAGGCGGTCTTGCCGAAGAATTCTTTTACTTTATCATTCCTGTAACCTAGCAAAACACGGACATGCGCCGGATAGCCAGTTGTCAGGCTATTAATATATTCAATTGTTACAGCATTAATTTTCTTTGTTCCAGTTAACCGCAACAAAGAACGCTCAACAAAATCAATCTCGTATTTTAAATCTACGACATTGCTGTCAGACTCCGCATCAAACATGGGATCTCTACCAGCTAGTTCTGCTTCATCTTTAGCTTGTCTATAAGCCTTCCGTGATGCGGTGTATTCTTTGTACCAGTTACGGCACGCAGGACCATACATCGCATTTGGGAAAGGACCAAGAGTATTTCGGCATTGAGAGAATGCAGCGTCTACAAACAATTCTGGAGAAGCATTTAACTCTTCGCAGACTCGAGCAGCTTTCTGCCAGTGAACAAAATCACCAGCTTTAACTTTGTAGGTGTCGTTGTATAACGAACGCTTTTTCTCTATGTAATGATTCCGAATTTCTCTAGCAACGGCGTCTAGGCGATCATCGTTCATTAACGTCTCAATAGTGCAATATATTTATTATCGATATCCAATTTACGTCGGTAGTCAATAAGCGGGTAGCGCATCTCTAGTTCAGAGAGATTACCAGGATCATTTACAAAGACAGCCATTTCTGTCTTGGTTCTAAAACGACGATAAATGAACCAGCCATCGGCATGGTCCAATTCCTCCGTTGTCATTAACCATCTTGGTTTTTCTTCTGATATTTTTTTAGAGCTACTTCCCATTTAGATATTTCCTCAGTTGATAGTGGATCACTTACTTCCCATGGATGACGACCTCCGTCAAGATAATCATTGTCTAACCAAAGGACTACACAGCCAGCATAATTCCGTGTGCCGCCTCTGAAGTCAATAACTTTCCCTTCAGCCCATTCAATACCCTGAACTTTAGCCAGGGTCATTGTGAGGTTGTCTACAATCGTGTCTCCTACTTTCCAAGGTAAAGCCACTTGGTAGCTTGTAAAAAATCTAGCAAGGTTTCTAAGTAAATGAATCATGTTAAATCTTTTATGCGCGAAATTCATATGGCTTTGGATTTAAACGAAGATTCCAGCTCATTATAACTGTCTACGAAAATAATCTCATAACCTTTTTCAGTATAAGCTTTGACTCGAGCCATAGACTCTCTGTATAAAGCTTGTATGCCGCCACCTTTCCCAGTTCCCGGGGTAAAGAAGAAATCAAATACTACACCACACTTCTTATCTGGACGAACTTCTGCAAGTCTGCCAGGTTTCTGAATTGTAGATGTATTCGCTCCTCCGCCACTCAGGTTAATAAGAGAACGGACATGATTGAACGTAACACCCTGCGCATAGATTTCGCTAGCCAGGCAGCGTTTAATTTCATCACCACGCATTCTTTCCATTAGCTCCTCGCGTTCTTTCTTAGTCATGCGTTTGGCCATGGCAATAGTGCCATCCTGCCCAACCCAATCTAAAAAGTATTCAGCCTGTTCTTCATTTTTAATAAAGAGCAGAGTCTGCCAGTCCTGAGGAAGAAGTTCATGACAAATCCAACGCACAGCTTTTGCTACACGCTCGCCTTTGAATAAATGTGTCTTGTATGCGCGATCACGATCATCAGCATTACCTGCCAAAGGTATCACGATCATGTACACAATTAGCGGGCACACAGCACCTTCAGCTACAGCTTCTTGGAATGTGCGCTCCGCAATTACAGGACCAATCAAAGCTTCAATTAGAATGTCGCGTTGATCGAATCTACCTTTAAGTGTAGCACCAAATCCAATACGTCTAGCCTTATCAAACTTAGTCAGTTCAGGTAAACGACTGTCTGTGACACAAGCATGTGGCTCATCAATCAATAATAATTTACAAGCTGATGCATCGCATTTATGCAAGCTGTCCATGCTCACGACATTGATATCGTCACATGGGCTCTTAGTAGAACCAGCGCCAATAAGTTTTACCTCTCTATGTGGGAGTGCTTCTTTAACATCCTCATAAAGCTGTTTAACTAGATCTGCGCCGGGAGCAGTAACCACAGTGTGTACATTAGGAAATGCTCTCAATGTATTTTTAATGAGCGTGGTTTTTCCATACCGCGTTGGCGCTCCAAGCAGCCCGCTGCAATTGGTATTCAGGAATGAAGTCAGCAGTTCTTGCTGCTTAAACCTAAAACCGCACATTAAATCTAAACGAGGTTTAGGGAAGGCTATGCGCATGTCATAGAACTTTACATTCCATCCATTCTCCTCTAGAAATGTTTTTACCTTAAGCCACATACCCTGCATGGTCTGGATAACATTGTATCCTTTCTGCTGGTTTAAGACTTTATATAAAGGATTCACAGTTACCTTGGTAACTTTTTTCCATGGGCACTTTGGATCCTGAACTAACTTCTTTTCCCTATAAGTAAGAAACTTTTCCAGCGCAGGACTGGACGGGGCAATAGTCAGTACAGAATCATCCCACATGAGATGAGCTTCTTTACTCATATTATAAACTTTTAATGCCTTCGTAAATAGCCCAAATGATTGTGGCTACTGTAATCAAAATTAGAATTTGAATATACCAGGGCGGATCCGGTGGTTCGGGTTGGTCCTCATCGTCTCCCCACGAAGATCCTGTATCAAATCCTTCAAACATAATTTACCAGAAATTTAAAGTTTTGCCTGTGCTTTCAATGCATTTATTTATCAAAAGGATTTTTAGGCACGACAAACCACAGGTCACAGTAGTCGATAACGGTTGGCTTGTCTTTATTCTGACAAGCGGTCAGAAGGAGGCAGATGATTAAAATTAGTCTCATTTGATTGTCTCATGCAAATTTATTATTTCTGATACCTAAATTAAAGAGGCGTGATTTCCTCTACATCAAAACGACCATAGCCGTATTGACCTCCCCAAGGGCTAAGACCCAGAAACATACCAGTGAATTTGAATATGTCTCTGAGCCTAGCCAGATCGGGAGCAAACTTATCTTGCTTGTCTGTCGTCGTCACCAAAACCTGGATCGTAAGAACACAGTTTTCTCGGATGGCTTCAAACATTTCACATTGCTGCTTATTTTTATGAGTGTAGTTACGTCTATATAAAACTAAAGACGGAGGATCTATATTCATCTGTGGACGAATAGTATCCGTATCGATATCCTTCATGTGCAGGGCTTCGGCAGCTTGCTGAAAGGTCCAGCTCCATTGAGCCATATCTACAGCAAGTTTACCATCTCGATCCCGGCGAAAACGACGAACGTTTTCTCGAGTTCTTTGATTGCCCAACCAAGAAGAAGTCAATTTGATCTTCAGATTATACAGAGTAGCTACATCACTCATAATTGAATTACATTTACAAAAGCAGGTTCCAGTTCTCTAGCGTGGTCGCAGACGAGAATTTGAGTATCCGTACTTTCTAGCTGTTGATTCAAATTAAGCAAGAGCTCTTTTAAATTTTCTCTAGCCTCCTCATCCAAATGGGTAGAGGGTTCATCCAGAACTAGGAAACCTAATTCCGGGATAACTAGTTGTTGGACTGCTAGAAGGAAGGCAATAGACAGCCTAACCTTCTGACCTCCCGACAACTTGTCATGGTCAAACAATACCTGACCCGGCTCATCTACGCGGTAGAACTGCAGACTCACTGGCTTATTAGGATGCGGAATAATAGCGAAGTTCGCATCCATGATTTCCAGATTGTCCTGAGTCATACTGACAAGGCTATCAAACTTATGTTGAACATAAGACATGGGAATACCTTGCCTTGAGAACGCATGTACCACACGCTGCAATTCTTGAATCACAGCACGCTTTTCTTCATCCAACTTTATCTTGTCCTCAATTTCACGTAACCGTTTCCGTATGCCATTGGCCTGGACTTTAAGCTGTGCAGCTTTTGCTTCTAGTTGATTATATATTTTATTGTTCTCTATCAGAGTGTCTTTTATCTCACCCCCTTGCTCAACTAATTTCTTTAGTTGCGGCGGAAAAGAATTAAAGATTGCATCCCTTTTTAGAGCGAAGCTTTCACATGCAGTAGCGAATTCCTCGGAGCGTTTAATCTCCGTTTCTCTAGCTGAAATAAGTTGGTTGATAGTAATATAAGTTTTAGACAACTCATCCAGTTTAGAGCTCCAGTGCTCGACCTTATCATTGAGCTCGCTTACCTCTTTATCCAAAGAAGCAAGGTCAAGCTCATTGAAACTTTTAACTTCTTCTTCAGTGTAACCTTGAAGAGCAAATTCTAATTTCTTAATTTCATACTCAATCTTCTCTATATTTTTGATATCAGAAGCACGCTTGGCATTAGTATTATTTAGGCGTGTAAACTCAGCTTTTAAAGCCTGCACATCCTGATCTTCACCAGCATCAAGTAATGCTTTGTTATCTTTATATTGTTTAATATAAACAGTTAGTAGCGTCTGCCGTTGAGTAAGCTCATGCTGCATTTCACGCAGCTGTTTACTCGTCTGAGCATGAATAGTACTAATATCGCGTAGCTTATTGGAAGCTTCTATTAGTTTTGTATTGTATGTTTCGAATCTGGACCTCAGTTTTTCATGAGATACATTTTCTCCACACACAGGGCAATCAGCAGTGCAGTTACTATCCAGCGCAAGCTTACAGGTATCGGTGATAGTTTTAAACAATGATCTCTCATTAGATAAGACCTGTTCTTTATCTTCGACATCCTTCAACTCAGCGGATAGCTCATTAACAATTTCTGTAAGTCTTTCGATTTTGTCTCGAGTGTCCTTACCTCTGGTAGTAGCATCAGCAAGCTGTGATCTGTAATGTTCTCGATTCTGTTGCTCTCGGATTCCTCTATCAAGGGCAGTGATCAGATTAGGATCTACAGCAGCAGGACAATCAGCTTTAAGCTGCCTTAGATCATTATTATAATTATCTACACGTTCCGTGATGCTCTTGTACTGCACAGCTTTACTTTTGGTATCCTGCAGTGTGGTCACCGTCTGGCGTGTAGCTTTAATTTTATCTTTAAGCTTCTCAATCCAGTCTCCCAGCTCATCTGGTGATTTCAAAACTAAACCTAGCTTGGTAGCTTGTTCATCCAGCGTAGCTTTAGCTTTCTCATCATTTACACGCGCAGCATTTTTGGCGTTAAGCAGATGAGATGAATTTGAAACTATATCACTGAGGTTACGCTCCCATTCTTCATACAGTTTAATTTCTGCATCATAACTGCGCGTACGCATTAGCTGTTCTTCAGCATTAGCTAGATCTACTTCTGCGCTATTCCTGGATGCTTGTAACTCATCGTGCAAAGTCGAGAAGTCCTGGATCTCAGAGCCTAGTATTTTAATCTTACCTGCAGCTACATCTGCTACCTTCTGCATATGACCGAGCAGGAGAAGTTTTACCAACAACTCCTCACGTTCTGCCTGGGAACCAAATAGGATTTTATCCAAGGCACCTTGTTCAGGGAACACTGCATTATCAATAGCATATTTATCTGCACCAAGAATATCAGTCAGAGCAGCCTGAATTTCATCTGCCCGGGTATAGGTATCTTCTTTGATTTCGGCTCCCTTACTGTCGAGCTTAGCAAGCTTTCTAGAAGATGGAGATCCAATCTTGCGACTAATCCTATATGTATTACCCTGGGCAAAGAATTCCATCTCAGCTAGACCATATGAAGGTTCGGCTTCAATCTCTGGGTCTACCTTACGGATAAATGATTCCTGTGTTTCCTTAGCTGGTGTCCAACCGGTGACAAGGAAATGAATTAATTTTAGAATGGTGGATTTACCAGAACCATTAGGTCCCATCAATCCAACAACAGAGCCATCTAGAGTTGCCTCCAGCTGTCTGTGTTTACCCAAATTTTTTATCAGCAGTTTTTTGATTCGCATAAAGTCGGTTGTCTATAAAGCTTTCAATCAGATGAGGAGCAGCAGCCTGAGGATCACAAAGAGCCTGGGCTAATTCAAATATATCAGAACCATTTGGGAAATAGTCAGATACAAAATCTACAGGTTGTTTACCTACAGGATTATCAGTTTTACGACTGACAATATTAATAAGTTTAAATCCAGCCTGCTGCAGATTAGTGACTCTGATAATACATTTACTGGTATCTACAATACGCGCAATACGCATATACAGATCTGTGAATGTAGGATCTTTACGGACAAGAATCGTAGGATGCTCATCCTTAACGTCATTAATCTTCAGGAGCAAAGCATTGGCTTCTTCTGCGGTGCGAATATCCTCTGCGATGATCGGCTTATTCAGTTTCAGAGGAATGGATTCTCTTTCCAGAGTACCATTATCCTGCAACGTAAATAGCGTTACATATTTATCTACACTCTCATTACGCGAGCACAACTCAGTAGAGCCGGGATAACCGACTACACAGTTTTCCAGATCAATGTATTTATGAACATGGATGTCGCCAAGTAGAATAGCTTTGTATTTATCTGATGGTAGGTCACTGACCTTGAGAACTTTGTCACCAGCATCAAATGCTGCAAAGTCTTTGATCAGCGCATGAAACATCATGAAATCAGCGGAAGGAAAATCCACGCTCTTTTCCCGGAAATCATCCGGAGCCATATCAGGTACACCATAGATTGTATAGTAATTACCATCTCTGCTTTGAATGCGCTTAAGCTGGAAATCGATATCGTAAATAGCACACTGACCATTCTCCTGCATTTCTTCCTGCAATACCTTAATCCAGGAAGGATGACATTTGTCGTGGTTACCAGTGATAACAAAAAGTTTGACCTTATTTGCCAGAAGCTTCTGGTTCAGGCGAATCAAGTCTGCAATATTTCTACTGCTAGGACGCTTGGAGTTTAGGATATCTCCAGCACATAAAATATAATCAACTTGATTTTGAACTGCAATGTCCACAATGCGGAACACTGAGTCAGTGAAGTCTTGAGCGCGAGCGGTTTTGCCAAACTGCATATCGCGCAGATGCCAGTCGGCGGTGTGAATAATTTTAATCATGTTATGCCCTCAGATACGCTATATCTTTTTTAGTATACAGACTCATTGCTTGTTCTCTTGTTAAGCCTACAAATTCAGAGGCATCAAATGAAATCTCATCTGGATAATAGGAGAAGAGCTTTTCTTCTTCTCCATCTTCATATGTAACCCATACTTCGGGCATGGGATCAAACAATGATTTAGGTTGTTCAGTAATGCGTGCTTTTACAATTGTCATGTTGTTTTAATGGTTTATTGTATTTGTGTGAATTCAGGAGAATTAACTTTAATTAGCGGAATGACTAAGCAGGCGACACCCGCCTGGGTTCGTGCTTTGGCTAAAGGAATGTCGACGCAGAGTATAGAGAAACTAACCGCTGCTCTTCCGGCGAATAAAACAAGATTACTAAAAAGCATATCCGGGAAACCAAGGATGCTTGGCGCAGGCGGAGAAGGTCGAGTTTATGAAAGCTTTACTGGAGGACATGGTCCTTCAGCATTAAAATTAATTTCATCTAAGGCAGCGCCTGTTAATGAGAAAAGAATCAAGAGTATAGAAAACTTATTCTCTTCTTCAGATATCTTTCCAAATGTTTTATCTGTGATTAGAGGGGGAAGAGGATATGCTATCCCAAGATTGAATCCAATACCTCCTAAAGGCAATGCTTTAAAAGAAATCTTATCGCTACCTTCTAGTAATAAAAAACAGTGGCTAGACTTCGTACAGAGATTTCAAAAATCTACACTAAATCCGGAAAGAGTTTCTATACCTGATGCTAAAAGGTACCAAAGTTTTAGAGCTGGCGGATTGCCAAATACTGCAACTATGCAGACTGCTAAAGGTCCAGTACATATAAGTGATATTGCAGGATCGGGAAATATTATGTTCTCACCACAAGGACGTCCTTACCTGGTAGATCCTTATATTAGTTAATAGGGAATAACCAACCACGCTGACCACACTTGGTACATTCATGCATATCCTTTAAAGGATGCACTCCTATTCTCAACGCTACTTGGCATTCTCTTTCCGTAGGCTCAACCTTATGCCATTTATGCTTTAATAAATATTTACATCTTCTATTGAGTTTGTATTTTATTTTATAAAACAAAGATTTCATTGCATGTTATTTTTTATTATCAATATATAAAAGAAAAGCGCCCAGGTATTTCTACCTGGACGCTCTCCTACAACTTGGTCGCTAATACTCTGCGTGCCCGCTGGAGTCTTGTCGATGGGACGTTGTTTCCTGGATAAGGCGAACACCATGGTTATTGCAGCAACCATGTAATCGCTCGACTAACTAGTCGCCAATATCATATCCAGATTGCTCTTACTCAACGTTCTCTGCAAAGGCGCAGAGCAGCACCGACTAATGTACCCAGTCGGGGCATTCGGCCTTGTAACCGTCACAGAATACCATTCGGTACGCCGTGGGCGCTTTAAGAGAGTGACGATTTCCACGTCACTCCAGAGTGTCTTCCCACTGGTAGAGGAGGCAGCGCCTAAAGAAACTTAACAGCAATTACACTGCCCTGTTAAGAGTGTATAGATATTACTATCCGTACAAATTTATATAACACAATAATGTTAAGTATTGCAACTGTTTTTAGATAAACATGGATTTGAAAATTGTTCCAGCAAATCTTCTAGAGCACCCTCGGCCCCTTCTCTTCTGGCTTCTTCCCAATCAGTATATGTTTTCTGATTTTTGATAAGCTCCAGTTGCTCTTTGATATATTTTAAAATTTTATCCATAGATAAAAAGAAAGCCGCCAGGAGAATTAACTCCTGGCGGCGAGGTTTAGGTTTGGTTACTCTTCTCCAAGAGCAGCAATCTGCTTATCGATCTCATCGAGAGACAGACCCTCGAGCGTAGCGATTAGCTTCTTCTTCTTGAGATCCTCAAGGAACTCACGCTGACCACGCTTAGCAGCGCGATCCTTAGCGGCATCAGCCTCTGCCATCTTGGTTTCGATGACATAGCTGACAAGGTCAAACATGCCCTGTTCTTCAGTCATGCTTTCAGTCCTTTTTGTGATGAAGGACTTACGTCCTCCCTTCTGGATTTTCTCATCCAGAGCAACGGCGATCTTATCCAGATCTTCGAGCTTCAGATCCCAAAGATCCTCAAAGCTGAGGTGACCTTTGGTGGTTGCGAAGCGCCACTTCTTACGAGCGGCTTTGACTACGAGTGTTTCGAGTGACATTGTTTTATTTGTGTGGGTTGTTTGGGATTAGAATTTAAATTTTTGAAGGATAGGATCCATCAACACTAATAGATTTACGATCTAACGTTATATTAAAGTTAGAAAGTATTTTGCTAAGAACGCGAGAAATGTCATCGCCTTCTTGCCAACCATAAATTAAATTTCCATTTTCATCATAAAGCGCATTACATTCTTCATCCTGTCCCAGAGTGTATGTTTTAGGAGTCATTTGAATTTTTAATTAAAATTTAACTTTGACGACACGCTTGAACGTGCCTTCGACTTCAACGAAAACATGATTCCGTACGGTGTCGGAGAAACCGATACCAGACAGCTCATCTTCCGCTTTGTCTACATTTACCTTACTACCCAGGATCTCGAAGACCTTGCGATCTGCGCTAAGCTCAGGCTTAAGGAACTCATTGAAAAACGGACGAGTCTTCTCATCCGATTTACAACCTTCCAGCAGGAACAAATAATGTTTGTTACCTGATGTATCATTCCAGAAATTAGGAGACAGCGTAATAGCACGAACAGGAACAAACTGCCCGGTCTTTACACCCCACTTCTCTCTGGAATTATATTTAGCGATATTAGATTTACCGCTAGAATTAATAAACTGAATACCATTTTTCTTGGTGTAATTAAATTCAACGATGTTGAAATTTTTACCTGTGGCTGCATTGGTATTAGAAGTGAAAGTTTCAATTTCACCATTGTACTCAATCTCAACCTCAAAGCCACCATCTTTATTATCGCGGCGGCAGTAATTATTCACAACGACAGAATACGTGCCTTCCATTCTGGGTTCTTTAGCCCAGAAAATATTTTCCACAGGTTCACGGCTACTACCACCACCTGCATTCATGTCTACATCCAGCATACCGCCTGATGGAGACAACGCCCTCTTGTTAGCAAAATAAATATGATAACCTTGAGGCTCATGAACATGCAGATCCAGGTCATCGTGGTTATGCCATGACAAGCTGATACGCAGAACGCCAGTGACATTACCACCGGCAGCTTTGACACGTTCTTTGATCGAGTCAGCCACATCCCCGGTGTATGCCCAGGAGTAGTTATTTCCCCACTTGAACATGGTAGGATCATCCGGGTTCTTAGCGCCGACCAAAGTAACAAAGTTCGGCATGTGAATATTCTCCACAAGAACTTTAATAGATTTGGAAGTAGGTAGAACTTTATCCACAAAGTCCTGAATGCTGATTTCCTCAACTTTATTCAGACTCTTAGGATTGACAATAGTGTCTTTCTTCAGGTCTGCGAAGATATCGGAAACACCACCACCAGACGGACGATGCACGAACAATGTATTATTAACATTGAGATCACGACTGTCCAGGATACGACGTTCAAGTGAACCGAGCATACCCAGCTCAGTCAGACGTTCCTGCGCCTGTTCAATCATCCTGGGTGTAACCAGCGCGGTAGGGCGCTTGTAGTTAGCAGGAGCCACTACACGTTCAAATGCGGAGACCGCACTATCCAGGTCACGACCTTCAGACAAATCTACCAGCAGCGTACCGATAGACGTATTACGAATACGGCAGACGGCAGCATGAGTCTTTGGCGCTTCAGCCCAGCAGAAGTTATCGCGCAGGGCGTTAGGTACCTTCTTATACCGCTCCTTAATTTTAATAAACTCGGTCAGTGTAGCTTTATGCTCATTGCCCCGGTACAGGGAATTCTGACCAATCAGTTCAAGAACAGTATTCACGGCATCATCCGTGATTTCATCAAGCGAGCGCTTAAGGACATTTTTATTGTCCCTAGCTGTACCTTGAGTTGGTCCGATTTTATCTTCCCGTACCAGCATGTTTCGCGGCAGCTCAATGAAATAATGCTCCCAAACCAGATTACGTTTTGCGTCCGGTGTCTTATCCGTTCCCAGCTTGGCGAACGAATTAACATAAACTGAATCGATCTTGCAGGAGAGAATATAATCCCTCATTGCCTTAACCGAATTAGCGTACTCTGGATCAGTACATTCAAAGTCCCACAGAGTAAGGACCTTGTTATCTTTAATACCAACCAGTCCTGAGAACTGACGGATAAAAGATTTACAGCAGTTACAGGTATTCTCCTGTTTGTATTGTTCCGGGAATGCAGCGAGGTACATTTCCCAGATCTTTTCTTTGTCGATGTCCACGCAAAATACGGGACCATTTTGCAGAAGCTCATTAAAGCGCTTCTGTACTTGTTGTTTGATGTGTAAGAACATAACGTGAAGTACGTCCTAGATAATTCCGGTGCGTACAAATTTATATAACACAATAAGTATAGTTATAGCAGATAAATAAAAAAAGGGATCCGAAGATCCCCAGTGATTATTTTTCAGGGTTAATCAACCCGCCAGTTTTTTCCAGCCGGTCAACCAGCTGAGAAAGCCTTACCTCCAAATCTGCGATGCTTTTGCCGCCTTCCTTCGACATTCCGTATTTTTCGAACACAGCAAGAAGCAGCCATATAACGTCAGCGGCATTCTTGGTGGATGGCTCCTCGCAGAATTCCTTGAAATGATTCAAGAATTCCTGCTCGACCCTTTCGGGGAAAGTTTTGATTGCGTAATCAACCAAAACTTTAAGTTTTTGATTATTTGTATACATACTTTTATGTGTGTGTTGATGTTTTGTAACACCCATTTCTGGGGTTACAAATTTATATAACACAAAAGGGTGCCCAGTTACGAGCACCCCTTTGATAAATATAGTAGGTTAATTAAACGGCAATCTCTGCTTTGATAGCAGGATAACATTCGTAATTCACCAATTCAAAATCCGTATATTTGAAGCCATCAATATTTTTAATATTGGGATTGATCTTCATAATAGGACTTTCCAGAGGTTCTCGGGAAAGCTGGAGTTTGGCTTGCTCAATATGATTGGAATATAAATGAGCGTCACCGATAGTATGAATAAATTCATGCGGTGTATAACCAGTAACCTGAGCAACCATCATTAACAGCAATGAGTAGCTGGCAATGTTAAATGGTACACCGAGGAATACATCGGCGCTACGCTGATATAGCTGCAGGCTAAGGCGATCCTCATCATCCACAAAGAATTGGAAGAAAGCATGGCAAGGAGGTAGCGCCATTGTTTCTACATCTGCAGGATTCCAGGCGGTAACAATATGCCTACGACTATGTGGATTGTTTTTCAGTCCTTCGATAACATTGAATAACTGATCAATAGTTCCATCTCGAGTTTCCCAGCTACGCCATTGTTTTCCGTAGATAGGTCCTAGCTCGCCATCTGGTCCAGCCCATTCATCCCAGATGGTCACACCGTTATCTTGAAGATATTTAACATTTGTATCTCCCCTAATGAACCAGAGCAGTTCATGGATAATAGATTTCAAATGCATCTTCTTTGTCGTCACCAAAGGAAAGCCTTCGGTCAGATTATAACGACTCTGTGTACCGAATACGGAAATGGCACCTGTGCCCGTCCTATCCATCTTGTACACACCATTCTCCAATACATGCCTCATTAACTTTTGGTACTCAATCATAACTTTATTCTGATATGAAGTCTTGCTGTTCGGTATTAGGTAACATTAACGATTGGGCAGCTGAAGATGGTTTCTTATATTCTTCAACCTTATCCCGGGTGTATTTCATGAATGCATTTAAAGCAGGCCTGATAATGCTAGAGTTAAATGCGTTTTCAAAATTGGTAGGCGCTTCTGGAAGCATCGATTCATCAAACAGTCTGGGTAGATTGTTTACTCCTTCGATATTGAATATCTCACCATCTTTACTGTGGGCTATAATTTTGTATTCAATTAGGACATCACTGTCTTTGAGAGACTTAATTAAATAAGAGATGGGGTCAAATGCCTTTTCGGTTTCTGGAAGTTTTTTAGCAATTTCTTGAAGAGTTGCAAGAACTTTCTGAAAATTCTCAGACAATTTATTTTCCGTCTTCTCAACTTTATCCGTTGTAACGGTTTCTGATTCTTTCGAGTTTGGCATCTGTGTTATTCAGTGTATTGATCAACTGCTCATTTACTACCTCAGGATCTGTGGGCACGAATTTATTATCATTGACAGGCGCACTGTCAACAACAATAGTATCGTCTCTGTTCCATCTAATATTTCTAAAACGAGCTTTAAAAAATCGATTGGGACGAATGTGTCTTAGTGAATTAGCTGTGTAAGAGAAAGCCATATATGTACATTGATTTAAACTGGGAAGTCAAAACAAATGCGGAGTTTCGGTATAAGCTTAAAGCTTTAACTGACGATATCAAACGATTAGAAAAAGAAACCGATGGAGATCCGCATGGTAGTGACAAGATAGCTAGTAGGATAATAGATATTTATAGACTTTGCAAATACAATGCCGGTTTGTTGGTACCTTACTTCTTTCCTCAGTATCCATACGATAAACCATTATCCTGTTCTGCACGACCTTATTCCTTCGCTATGTTTCATATGCAGATTGGCGGGTTTCTGAGTATACGAGCAGGACGTCAGATTGGAAAGTCTACGTCGTTCGGAGCCCGACAGTTAATGTACGCGCACATTATGCGCAAAAGGCGCAGTATGTATATTGTTCCGCACCAATCATTCTTGGATACGTATGCGAACCGTGTCCGGGAAATGGAGAGAGCTTTTAGGTTCTATCAGGTACATAAAGATTATAGACAGAACTTAAAATATAAAGAGTATCCAAATGAGTCTGTGACTATGCTGGTCAAGTGCTTGACGGATACACAGGAAGCTCGTTCTAAAACTACAGACGAAGCACTGTTTGATGAGTGTCAGTTACTTGATCCAGACTTCCTTCCTGACATCGAGCAGTGCCAAAAGGCTTCACGTATGCCTACTACTATTTATGCAGGCACATCCACTACGACTGACTCATTATTAGAAACTAAATTTTTAGAGTCTAGCCAAGCTGCTTGGTTAATCCGTGCTCCCGGCTACCATTCTAATAGTGTAGGCCAGGGCTGGCTTAACTGCTCAGATAAAGAGGACATTCTTAAAGCCATTCAACCGCAAGGACTTACCAATCCAGCTTCTGGTAAAGTAATCGATGTAACTGATGGCAGATTCGTACATCAGATTCAATCTAACTTTGAACAAGGATATCTAGGATTCCACATCCCTCAGATTATCATTCCTGATTACGCTAATATTCCTCAGAAATGGATGGAAATCTGGAACGCATTTCAGAGCTATGACATCAAGAAGTTCCTGCAGGAAATTCTAGGTATCCCTACAGAAGAGGGTATGCGGGAAATTACAACTCAGGATCTAAAGAATATATGTGTTCTTCCTGAGACACCTGAGACTTTAAAAAGTTTATCACACCCATCACAAAGAAGATATAAATACACAGTATCAGGGTGTGACTGGGGTGGTTCTGATTATAACCCAGCTACTAAAACGAAAGTTTCCTATACTGTTCATGCTATACTTGGTATTTGCTGGGATGGTAGTATTGAAATTATACACATCAGGCAATATTCTGGTATGGACTACAGAAGTATTTCAAACCAGATTTGCGAAGATCACAAAGCTTATAACTGCATAGGTATTGCTTCTGACTTCGGCGTTGGCGCGGCTTATAATATGCTGCTTCGCGAGAATCCCATTATTCGCCCAGAGAGACATTTCATATTTGGTTATGTTGGCCCGCAGTCAGCTTTGATTAAGGCACCAAGCAGTGGCCCTGGGTGGTTTAACCAGTACTCGCTGAATAGAACTGAATCTATTACTAGCTTATATCAGGCTATTAAAAGTAGAAGATTCAGATGTTATTCCTGGGAGCTCGCCCAAGAACGTCTTCTTGAATTACTGAACCTGTACCGCGTACCAACAGAAACAGTCGGAGGTAATTCAGGTTTTAGATATCAACGGCATGGATCTAAAGCAGATGATACTTTGCATGCGATCAACTTTGCTTTCTGCTTGGCGCGCATTATTCTGAATGAACCTATTCTAGAAGATCCTGCCTTAACACAGATATTTAGAGAGACATTTAATCCGGGGCAGCAGACGCAGTTCTTTAACCCTCATGGAGGATTTGACTTGGGAGGTGCCATCTCAGGATAATTCAGGAGCAGGAGTGAGATCTTCTTTTAATATCTTTTTAATGACCATCTCATCCACTCCCAGCATCCGCATTTGAACAAGCATATCATCGCGCATTTCCGCAACGAACTTTTCGTAGTATGGAACTACCTGTTCTTCCTCTAACTCCTCATTGTCCTCTGCCTCATTTTTAATGATCTCATCAATCAGACGGTCAATAGGTAAAGCAAAGCCTTCGGAATCTCCACGGTTCAGTTCTACCTCGTAGATACCCCAGAGCATTTCTGGCATAGTTAAATCCTCGAGAGCTCCATCAACTAAGTCACCAAGATCCCCGGAATACAGAGCATTAGATATACTGATAAATGCTAACGGGTCATCGTAAAAAGCTTCCGTGGATAAAGCTAGCATTAAAGCATTTACTTTATTTTCATTAGACTCCGGGACAGTTACGGAAAAGTCTTCTTTAATACGAAGCCATAATTCCACAGGATCTGCAGGTTCAATGCCGTGTTCTAGCGAACCATATACTTCATCGCCGTAAGCAGCCAGGATGATCATATGCAAAACCGTAGCCGTGGTTTCAGTATCGGCTAGGAGATCCGCAGCTAATCGTTTATCAAACGGAAATGTGTCGAGCATACGGCATTATGCCACCTTTAAAAGTAAACTCAACAATTGTTTCTGTTGATTACTTTCAAGGCTGGCAATTTTAGCCGAGGTCTTAGC